TCAATTGGCGAAACATGTAATGCGTTATGGTAAAGATCGTATTCTTGCTGGTGATTACAGTAAGTATGATCTGCGCATGCCAGCACAGGTTATGTTTGTTGCATTCCGTATTATGATGGATATTGCAGAAGAATGTGGTTATTCCGAAGATGATTTAATTATCATGGAAGGGATCGCCACAGATATTTGCTATCCTTTAATGGCTTACAATGGAGATTTGATTCAACATTATGGTTCTAATCCTTCGGGACAGAACCTAACGGTATATATCAACTCTATTGTGAATGCTCTTTTATTCAGGTGTGCATATTATCACACTTATGCTGATCGTGAAGACGTACCAGCATTCCGTGATGTATGTTCACTCATCACTTATGGCGATGATGCGAAAAGTTCGGTTCATGCTCGTTTTCCAGAGTTTAATCACATTACTGTGGCAAAGTTCTTGGAAGAGCGTGATATGAAATTCACAATGCCTGATAAAGAATCGGAACCAACATGTTATATGACGGATGAAGAGGCTGATCTGCTTAAACGTGCTAATGTATATAGCGAAGATACAGGAATGATTATGGGAGCACTTGATGAAGATTCTATCTTCAAGAGTCTCCATGCAGTCCTTAAATCTAAAGCTATTACACGTGAACAACAAGCCATGCAGAATATTGACGGCGGTTTACGCGAGTGGTTTTCTCATGGTCGTGAAGTTTATGAAGCGCGGCGTGAGCAGATGAAGGAAGTTGCTAGACGTGCTGATATTACCCATGGTTGTACTGTCATTCATGAATCATATGATGATAGATTACAGCAATGGAAGGATAAGTACGAATAGACGACATTGTCTTGGGCAGACATTAAATGCATCCCTCTGGGCGTATCCCACCACGTCCAAAAACACCAAAAGGGGGCTCTCTGTATTGGATGACCATGCTTATCCAATTAGTCGATCATAGGATTAAGCATAGGCTTGCAGAGAGAGGCACTTTCCTCGCAAAGTACCCCTATTTAGGGGAGTATTCGCCATACGCAAGATTGACACACGCTCTGTGGATTAAGTCTTCCACAGATGCGATAATGATGACTTGCTACTATGAATAATAATAATAAATTTAATATTAAAATAAATGAGGAGAGTTTGGAGTCTCAACACCAGAATGTACATTTTAGTGATCAAACTCCACAATGGGATTACACAGTGGATAGTATGCCAGATTCCACATTCAATATAGCTGATACGAATGATGCTGATTTAGGAAATTTCTTTTCCCGACCAGTAAAAATTCAATCATATAATTGGGCGACAGGTGCAAATTTGTATGAAACATTTAATCCTTGGCAAGATTTCTTTGAAAACACCAGGGTATTGAATCGTATTACGAATTTTAACCTTTTACGCTGTAAATTGAAAGTGAGAATGGTTTTAAATGGAAATGGTTTCCATTATGGGCGAGCAATCGCTTCTTACACACCATTAGCTACTTTAGATGATTTTACACAAGATCGTGCATTTTTCATCGAAGACGTTGTAGCTGCTAGTCAGCGTCCACATGTGTACTTAGACCCTACCACTAGTCAAGGTGGAACCCTTACTTTACCATTTGTTTGGTATAAGAATGCGTTGAGTATTCCTAAACAAGATTGGAGAAGTATGGGTGAGATCAAGATTCATGGTATGCAGAACTTGAAGCATGCTAATGGAGCATCTGATCAAGTCACTGTATCGGTATTTGCTTGGGCCGAGGAAGTATCTCTTTCCATTCCTACAGCGAATGAGCCTGGAGCTCTTGCGCCGCAGATGGGAGAAATATTTACTCCTCAAGCTACTGATGAATATGGTACGGGTCCAATTTCGCGTCCAGCAGGCATTGTTGCCAAGGCTGCAGGCGCTTTAAGCAAAGTACCTGGTATAGGTATGTATGCGTTAGCCACACAAATGGCAGCAAATACAGTATCAGGTATAGCTTCTATGTTTGGTTATTCTAGACCGATAACATTAGCGGATATACAACCGTATAAGCCGACATATTTGGGTAACATGGCTAACACCAATGTACCAGATACGTCACAGAAACTTACGCTAGATGCCAAACAAGAATTAACAGTCGATCCACGTGTGATGGGTCTCGGATCAACAGATGAGATGACAATCAGATCTATTGCTCAACGAGAATCTTTCCTTACACAATTTGGTTGGGCTGTATCGGATTCCGCAGAAACACTTTTGTGGAATGCAGAAGTATCACCAGTGTTATGGAATGAGATAAACGGAACTACTACCGAGCTTCATATGCCCGCTTGTTGTTTCGCTACTCTTCCATTTCGTTCGTGGAGAGGTACTATGAAGTTTCGATTTCAAATCGTTGCTTCATCCTTCCATAAAGGACGTTTAAAGATCACTTATGATCCTTCGTATCCTCTTACTAATGAATACAACACAAATTATACATATATTATCGATCTTGCAAAAGAACGAGATTTTACTGTCGAGATAGGTTGGGGTCAAGATAGAAGTCTACTCAATCATCGTTCTCCGATTACTGGTACTATTCCGTATGGGACCTCAGCTTTAGGAGCTGATCCAGGTTTTAATGCTAATGGCATCATTTCGGTGTACGTGGTGAATGATTTGACTGTACCTAATTCCACTGTCAATAACGACATTGAAGTAAATGTATTCATAAGTGCTGGAGATGACTTTGAAGTGTATAATCCTGATTCTAGGGATATTGAAGATTTGGTTTGGTTTGAACCACAATTAGGAGAGATTTTCTCTCCTCAAATGGCAGAAACCAGTAACCAAGTAATGAATCAACCAGACTCAGATCTTACAAGGCGTGAAGATGAACCGATGAAGGAAACACCATCTTTAACGATGGCACCAACATTATCTGACCAAGATCACACCTCTTGTGTGTATATTGGAGATCCAGTAACATCGTTTCGACAATGTTTGAAACGATATAATTACCATTCGGCCATCACGCCAGCTTCATCAACTACGAGTATGTTAACTGTACGTAACAGTAATTATCCATACTATCGTGGTTATGCGCCTGGGGCAGTTCACGAAACGATTGTCCCCGAGATTGGAACACCTTACAATTATTGTAAGATGACATTACTTAATTACATCACACCTGCATTCACGTGTAGGCGTGGTGGATTAAGATGGAAATACTTCCGAACAGGCGGAGCGGCTTTCGGAGACTCATTCATGATGGTTACCCGAGATGCTTCACCTACAGGAGGTTACGAGCAGCAGGAAACTGCCTTAATCACACAAAGTTCAGGAACTGTGTCTGGACGTGTGCGCCAGGCAGAGATACTGATCCCCCACACCTGGGAGGGTGCTACAGCAACTAGTACTCAACACAACCCAGTAGTGGAGGTCGAGTTACCATTTTATGCAACAACTCGATTCGTTCCAGCTAAAAAGGCAAATGTGACAGGGACAGTAAATTCTACTTTCACCCATTATCATAAGCTGTCCACAGCTTGGGAATCACTAACTAATGATTCCCCTTTAGTTCACAGTTTCGTTTCAGTCGGTGAAGACTTTAACTTAGGTTTATTCACTGGCGCACCTGTAGCATGGATAGTGCCGCAGGAATCAGAGCCTATTACCGCCTAGGATTAGGACTCATGGGGACAGACACCCCAGAAAAAATGTGGAGTTATACGATTCTCCAGCTGGAAAAACAAAATCCACGTGTCGGTGGCTGACACGGGGGGCAGTATTTGTGTCCCTGAGCTATGCCGTATTAATTTTGATGACGAAATTTTTACCTGGTATAGCCAGGGTTTTTTTCTTAGTCACAACTTTATTAGCGTAGCTCAGCAGCGTAGTGAAAAACGCTGCCTTCGAGTGTGTTAGATTTGCAGACACACTCGACGCTGAGTCACTTATGCAAA